TCAATGTTTCTACAAAACCACCTCTAAAATTGTAATAGTCCCATGCCCCTTTTTCATTAATCCAGCCTAATCTCATTACTTCTTGATTTTGACAGTTAGTAATATAACCATCACCTGCAACATCAACATATCTTTTAATTGTAGTATCTTTTACAAAATAATATAGTGTAGATTTAAAACCTGTGCCATCACTACTATTACAAAAACGCACTCTATAATAAGCCCAGTCACCCATTTCGGAAGGTTGTCCATCAAAATTTGTTGTTGATACTCCATCCTTAAAACATGCACCTGTATAAGTTTGTAAGTTGGCTGTGCCAACACCTACAAATAACATGTACGACTCATCATCTGTAGCAGAAGTAGGGGCTACACCTCCTTGTGATGAGTTATTTTGTATAGTATATAGACTTCCATTTGTTGAACCATCTTTGTTATAATATTGTAATGAAATATATTGACCATCAGAACCCCACCCAGTTTTATTTAAAAAGCCTAAGGTATGATAACAAAACTTTTCTGAAACGTAATTAATATTACCTATTAACTTAGTTCCAAATATACCAGTACCACCTTCAGGAGCATTTCTAATTCTAGTGTCATATTGCATACCTACATTTGTTAAGGCTTTGCTTATAGAATCATTTATAAAGTATTTATTTAATGGGTTTATATCTTCATTAACAATTTGAAATAGTCTAAATGTAGCTGGACTAAAATACATTGTCATTTGAACAGTATCTCCTGTTTGTTCTTCTGGTGCTGCTGTTGCTGATGTAGCCCTTTCCCATGTAGCTACTACTACAATAGTTTTTATTGTTCCATTATTTTTAGAAAATAATTTATCTACATCGTTAGAACCTATTTTATGTACTGTATATGAAGTATTATTAGAATCATTATTAGTGAATTTAAGCTGTGTATTAACAACATCTTTTATGTCAAAAATAGCTACTTGATTTGTAGTTGAAGAATTGTTGTTTGTTCTTTGCTTTAATGTCATTAACTGATTTGATACTGATACACTATCTTTATATATTTTGAGTATATATTTAACTTTATAAAATGATGACAAATCATCATCTATTCTTACTGTTACAGGTGCTATTGGCCAGTAGTTAGAAGGTAAGCACTCATCAAAAGTATTAGTTCCTGTATAAGTTCCAGTTTCCGTTGGTATTTGCATTATTCTTATTGTAGCCATATTATACGAAGTATTCTTGTTTTATTAAATTTTCTTTTAAATCTTTTGCGTAAGCAACATTTAAGTCAGATGTCATTTGTTTAACATTTTGTTGTAATGGTTTAGTAAAGAATCCTGTGCCTGCAAGTCCTTGTCTGTGTATAGAAATAGCCATAGCAAACTTAATAGAATTCCTAGATATAAATCTACCTTTAGCATCTCTAGTTCCTTTTATTCCTTTTTGAATAACCCATTTGTCTAATACTTTAGGGGGTATCATTGACTTTGTTTTTTTAAACTTAGGCTGTCCACTCTTAAATTTAAATATATTATTTGCATATTTGCTGTTCAATACCTTCTTCATCTTTAAAGGCTGTGCATTAGGACTTTTTGGCTTTATGCCTGTACCTTTAACACCAGTATCTACAAAAGCACCATACTTAGGCATAGTAAATTTAACCACAGGAGTTGTGTTAAAGCTACCTATTACTTGTGACTTAATTTTTCTGGATAAGTTCTTAGAATCCTTTAATCCTCGTTTAGCGTCCTCTACTTGCTTTAGTCCAAACCTTTGTAGTACTTGTATGCTGTTCTCGTAAGCCATTATGTATTAGGGTTTATAGGAACAGCACAAAGGTTGTTCTCATTATTGCATACTATTTGGAATGTTGCACCCCATCCAGTTAGCATATTAGCAAATCTGCTAGTGAATGGTTCACACGTTATAGGCAATACAAGGTCTGTACGTTGATCTACATAACTAGCTGTTTCTTGTGCTTGTCTGTATTCTGCAATCACGTCTTTTAGTATTAATAGCATTTCAGTATAAGCATCATCTAAATCTGCAAAATCTTCTTGTATTATTGTGGCTACTATAACATCAAAGCTATACGTTAGTGTTTGAGCATCTACAACAGCAGGATTAGGGGTTACATATAGCAAAGGGAAGTTAGTAACATCTAGCTTTTCTAAATCTACATCATTTAAACTACCTGAATTGAAAGATTGTATTTGATAGTGATTGGTAGCTATTGTACTAAACGTATCAATCATTTGACGATACGTCATATTGTTTGGTGTAGGATTACTGTTATTTGCCATTTTCTCTTTCTAATATAAACCTGTCTTGTTTGTATGACAGGAATGTTAAACTTTGATATATTTTTATATTCGTTACCTCTTCCATCTTTAGTATGTCACCATTTGCTAAATCATACAAAATCGCATACCAACCCCACTTTTCAGTGTATCTATCTTCTGTTCTTACTATTCTTTGGTTGGGTTCACCCTCGTTTTGTACTACCTCAGTTTTTCCAAATAATTGGCTGAACCTATCAAAAGTGTCTCGCCTAAATGAAAAAAAAAATTAAGGACACCCAGCACATAACCCATTGGAAAATCCAACATCAGTTCCTGTTTTTCAGGGTTAGGATCGTAATCCTCAACCTTATAACGTCCCCACCTATTTACTTTTTCTGTTTGTTTTCTATACAAAACACCTGTTATTTTATGTAGGTTTGCTGTCACGTCTTCACAATAGCTCTCTAAGTCAACAAACTCACCTGTTGTCATTTCTGACATATTAGGAATAACAGAATAGTTATGCCCTTTAAACTTAACATGCTTAGTCATTTTAATATCTGTGGGGTCTTCATTAGTCATCTTTTTTAAAATATTACCTATCTTTTCAACGTCACCATAAGCAAAGTTATTTAAGTCCTTTTTACTTATACCACAGAATAATGACACCATCTCCATTATCCTTTGTTTTTCTTCTTTCTTGCTATCAAGTATCTTAATAAGTTCTTGATACTGCTTTATTGTTATGTCATTCCAATTATTCGGAACAGTTAATTTTATCTGCTTCATTTTTTATAAATATAAATTTTAATAATTTGTTTAACTAATATAATACTTGCCTGAATAAGACACCATCAGCTTATTTAAACATACATATCTAACAGCATCTATAGTATGATTAAAAGCGTCTATTGGCTTGTTAGTAATTTGATTGTTCTTGTCCTTAATCCACTTATAATTCCTAAATTCTTTTATTGTGTTGACACTTCTTTTTGTTATGTTAATTTTGTGTCTTTTCATAACGTCTATTCCAATACGGACAGAATCGTGTCCCTTTTTAGCTCCCTTTATATTTAGAACACCCATTCTAAAGATTTCTTCAATACTCTTAGGCTCACTGGAGTCTGCAAAACATTCAGACCTTCTGTCTATATTTAGTTCTTTTATTCTATTTCCAATGTCTTGATTTGTTAAGCCTCGTTCATATATTAGCTCATCTATATACAAATCTAAGTCATGTCTATAAACTCTAACCAAACTTGTAGGATCAGCACTATATCCAAAATCTAATCCTAGTGCCACTTCTTTTGCATTGTCTGGTATTTCGTCTACTATGTTAAATACAGGGAAGATGGTTTCAGTTGATACCCCACGCAAACCTTCACCAAAAACCCTGTATAAATTTTCGTCTACTTCTTTTAGACGTTCTATTTCTTTTATTGTTGCAGGCTCTAAGAATGGGTTGTCCTTATATGTTGATATAAAGAAATCCACATCATTTCTATCTGAGTCTATGATTTGTGAATATAACCAGTGAAACTCCTCACTAGGGTTGAAGTCAATTATTATTTTGTATTTAGTTCTAAGCGACAACTGGATAAAACTGTCCATGCTGAACTCATTTCCTTCATTCATAAATAACACCGAACGCTGTCTTCCTCTAACCTTCTGCTCAGAATCACAGCTTATAAATTCGAAATAATTGCCATATAATATGTAAATGTGATTTGATTTGTTATGATTGCGTTCATCATACAATCCCTCTTTGTTTAGTATATCAAAGAAATCACGCATTGATGTAGCCTTTAAGCTAGGCAAGGTTTGACGTGCTATTGTAATGTATAGACCTTTGCCCTTATTCTTATACGCAAACTCAATTAACGCTATTAGAACGCTGTATGTCTTGCCACTCCTTGTACCCCCTTGCAATACACATATTCGCTTATTAGAGCTTTTTAAATCAAAATATGGCTTAGCTTGTTTCGTCATCTTCATTAATCCAAGACGGGGGCTTAGCTGAAACATTAACATTCTGATCTGGCAATCCTTCTATTCTGTCTAGTATTTCTTTTATTGCTTTTAGCTTTTCATTATTGTTACTATCCTTATGGAATGCTATTTGTATTAACATCTTTGCAATAGGACTACCAAAGTCACCGACACCACCCATATTAGTATCTTGTGCTGATAATAATTCTTTTAATACAGTTGCTACATTCCTACTACCTTTAGGTCGTCCACGTTTTTCTGGTTGATTTTCAGAACTAAATCTTGTTGCTTTATTAGGAAATTTATTCATTGTTTCCGTTTTTATTCCGTTAATTTATACTCCCAACTTGTAGTTATTCTATTTTCACTACCAAACTTTTCAGCCTTTAATGTACCACCGTGATTTTTTTTTCTACCATAACTTGAACAAAGCCAATTAATGTTATTTTTAAAGTAATTTATTAAACTTGGTGCTGATGTTGTAATTCTATATCTATATTTATTATTGATATATTTTTTACCTATATATTCTAATAATCTAACACCAACACCAATTCCTTGAAAATCAGGCATAACTACAAGTCTATGTACCCTTTTTATGTTTTTTACTTTTGCGTGTGGAAAATGTAATATACTTATAAACCCTGCTAATTGTTGATTTACAAATGCTACATAAACATTAGCAGCGTTATTATGTGAATGACTTAAATAGTGATGTTTAGCAAACATTTTCCAAATTGTTTTATCTCTTGTATTGTATATTTCAAATTTAATTTTTGGTCTATTTTTTTTTTGCCCTTCAAGTTTTTGAAAGGTCATAGAATCAGTATTAAATATCCAATCAGGCAATAGCCAATCTACTATATCATTATGACAGCTAACAGCAATAAATTTTCTTTTTGTTTTTCGTATTGCCTTTTGAACTGCATAACTTCCTATCTGTGCTACATTCCTGTCTACAACGCTTGTAAATTCATCAAAAACCATTAATTTATTGTCTTGCAATAATCCATTAGCTAAGTCAACTCGCATCTTTTGACCATTAGATAATACTGAATATGGTTTTAACCAACTTGGTGGCGATGAAAAACCAACACTATTAAAAGTTCTTGTTATTTCATCTACACTCTTATCTTCAGGCATATCATCTAAAATAGTTTCAGCATTATATTTAAAGTCTGTAATATAACTATCAGGAAATAATTCTTTTGCTATTGTTGTTTTACCGCTTCCACTACTACCAACAATTATTCCTATTTGCCAATTACTATCTAAATCTATTTGACCTGTAAATTCTTCTTTTATATGTTCAGTCTGTAAATCAAACTTACCTATTACAGAAGACACTCTAAAGCTTTTTTTAGGCTTTACTTCTTTTACAATGTTAAAATTCGGCATATATATCCTTTTTTAGTTAATTCATTATATAATTCTTCCTGTTCTTTTTCAGATGTAACATCAACTTCTAATTTATATTGTAATTCTAATTTATCTGATAAATCATCAGGTATTTTATCTATATTAAGACCTAAGTCAATTTCCTTAAACCCCCAGTCTGTAAGTTCCTCTATGTCAAATTCATTAGCTAAAATATCCATATCAAAATCACCAGTATTTTTGTTAAGTCTGATATTAAGTTCTCTCTCTTGTTCTGTATTTAAATCTAATATTATACAGCCTATTTCTTTATAACCTAATTCCTTACATATTTTATAGCGTTGATGACCACCAACTATTGTATAGGAGTTTTTATTTACTATTAAAGGATCAACTATTCCAAATTTAGTAATTGATTCTTTTAAATCTTTATATTGCTTTGTACTTATCTGTCTTGGATTGTACGTTGCTGGTTCTAATTTTTCAATTTTTATTTTTTCTAATTCCATTTAATCTTTTATTTATTTGTATTAATCCATGTATTTGCATACATACTAGCTCCAAGTGTTTTATCCTAACATACATATTAAAACTACTTTCGTTACATTTATTATGACAATCACGACACAAAGCGACCAAGTTCTCTATGTAGTTATTAGTAATTTTATTTCCTGTTCTACGTTCAAGGTGGTGTATATCTACTGCTTTTGAACCACAGAACTCACACTCTATAAATGAGCTTTCATCATAACCAAAAAAATCAAAATATACTTTCGTATGCTTTTGCACGTTTATCTATTTTATGTAAGTTATCACTAGGTAAAGTTAATATAAAATCACCATTACAAAAGTGACATTTGCCTTTTTCCATTAGTGTTACTCTTACGCAACTACAACAAAATCTAAATTTCTGGTTCATATGTCACAGCTTTTTTCATATACTTTCCTCAAATTATTTAAGGTTTTTTCAGTACAAGAACCACAAGAATTAAACTTTCCATCTACATTAAATACTGCTTTATATATTTTATTTAATATATACTTTTGTTCTTTATTAATTCTATTGATTTTATCTATTTCTGGCATTACTTCTTCATATATTGCCTTTTCATCTTTAGTAAAGGGACGTATGTTTTTAAAGTTTGGATACATAGCATTGAGCTTATCTCGTCTTTCAGAACAGCCACAGTCATCGCCGAATATCTTTTTTACTACCTTTTTTATTCCTGTTTTTTCTGTAAACTTTTCAATTTGATCTCCAAGTCCACGTGGTTTAGAATTCTTCATTAAATATATTTTTTACTTTAATAATCGATTTATATAACGTATTTCTATTAATACCACATTGATTAGAAAATTCATTCAATGACATTCCTGTTTGGTGATATATTCTAAAACATTCTGAATCAAACCAGTGTATTTGTTTTAGCTTTTCATTTACACGTTCTAAGTCCTTTTCAAATTGTTTTTTTAGTTCTACTCCATCTTCTTCTATTATTCTGTGTATTCTTTCAGGGGTTGCATTAATATATTGGTCTTGCCATGTACCTAATACAAATTTGTCATTTAAAAGAGTATAATATTTTCTATACTTTTTATAAAAGGGTGACGTTTTACTGTGATATTGATTGACCATAATTCGTGCTATCCAAAATATAAGTTCATTTTTGTCTATTAGTTTTTCTATTTTTTCTTTGTCACTATCGTATAAAGCTACTATTGTATCGTGCAATAAATCGTCGCAATCATACTTCTTGCAACTGGTAATTTTTTCGGCTATTTGTTTTAGCTTTTCGTAGTTTTTTTCTATATACTGGTTTAGTTTTAACACAATCTAATACTGTTGGTACTCCAATGTTTTTAGCCATATCGTATTCTGTTTTTGTGAACCTATCGACTTCAATTTCAATGACATCAAATTTTTGGTGTATTTTTTTATAAATATATCCAATGATGTTTTTGTCTTGTTTTAAGTCCCTCAATATATAATTTTGTTCTCTACATGTTGTACCTATTCTATAGATTATTTTAAACAACCAATTGTTAGTATCTTCATAATCCCAATGCAATCTTTCATTTCTACTATTAAAGAATGTAGGCTTTACTTTCATTGTATTATTTTAATTATCTCACCTATTCTATTAAAATATATCCAAAAAAAAAGAGATCTAAGCAAAGTTCCTAAAAAGTACTAAATTGTTGATCTCTTTTAATAATCAGAAGCAAAGTTCCTAATAAGTACTAAATTGATTGATTATTAATATAAATATACAAATATTTTTTAAGATATATACTTTTTATTAAATTTTTTTTAATTTTTTTTAATTTTTTTTATTTTATAAATCCGCCCATATATGTTTCTATTACATCAATTGCAGTATCTAAATCATAACACACTTCAGCAATATAATCTTTTTGTCTTAACATTTCTATCCAATACCATTGATGTTCTGTAGGTTTATTATAACCAACTTTTAATTCAATAGCTAGTCCATGAAAATATTCATCTGAATCTAGCTTTTTAATTGGTTCATAAATAATTATATCAGGTATTCCTTTTTTATAACCTGTCGCTTTTGCTTTGTTTCGTTGGCTATAATATTTTTGATATTGTCCACCCATTGTAGCACAATATAAATATCCTTGTAGATCTAAATACTTGCACACTGCTATTTGCAATTGATATTCTGTGTTTTGATTTAATGTCCTTTTTTTCATCTGTAAAATTTATAAATTATATATGATATTATTGGTGTTGTCATTAGTATAGTAAATATGTTAATATGTGGCTCTCCACAAATACCAAATAAATGTTTTAATACTTCTATCATAGTAAAGTTAATTGTTTAGTATTTAAAGGATCTTCCTTATACGTTTCACCCTCCTCAATTAGTGGGGTTATTTTGAATATACTTAATGGATATTTTTTTCTCATTTCTTTTCTTTTCATCATTCCCTTATAAGTATCTATATTCTTTTCTAACCATTCCGTACCATCTTTATCAACTCCTAAACTTCTACTAAATATATATTTTTGTTCTTTCATACTTTATGCTTTTTTCTCCATACTGTACCTGCTGTTGGACTATATACTGTTTCAAATCCTAAGTTCTTTAAATACTTAGTATACTCTTGCTGTCCTTTTGCATCTAGCTTTTTAAATATATATTCATCAAAATATTCAGGAAATTTAGATTGCTGGTTTTTATTAAAGCCATTAGATGCCCACCTTTTTAATCTTAGATTTATGTCGAATGTTCGTTGCAGCTCAGCTCTAAATTTAGTTTTACTCTTGTTTTTTTCTGTCCAGTAAAGGAAGAAAGCATTTTTATCATCTTCACTTATTTCTTCTATTGCGTGTATGGACTTTTTAAAGTCCTCTATTCTTTCTTCTATATTTTTATTTACTTTACTTATACTCTTATTTACTTTACTAGCATTGCTATTGCTTTGCGTTGGCATAGCTTTTGCATTATTCCATCTTTTAGACGCATTTTCTTTTGCTTTAATAGATTTATTATTAATCTGCTCTATTTGATTATTTAAACGTTTAGAATAAAAACAATTGTCTTCTATAACAAATAGATCAAAATCTTCTATTACAGCTCTTAGTTTTTCTGTTTCACATTGTAAACCAAAGGCAAGAATATCGTATTGGCTTTTACAAATCTTGTTTTCTTCTGTAAATAACATTTCTAGTATTGCCCAGAATATGCCATACCCTTCATAACCTAGTGTAGCTCTAAGTTTTATTATGCGATAATCATTCCTAGCTGTACTATCGTGATTAAAATATGTTTTTTTCATAGTTAAATATATAAAAAACCCCCTATATTTCAAGGGGGTAATAATTAAAATGGTGCATTATCACTTGCTAAAGATTCCATAGTTTCTTCTGATTTTATTCTACAATTTTTAATCATTAGAGTATTGTAGAACTTACCTTTATATTCTCTACACTTTATGTAAAAGTCAATATCTACATATTGATTTACAGCTAATTTTTGTGAGTGTTCTATTATATCAGCTTTAGTTTTACCAAATAATTCAAACTGCATAGTATGACTAAATCCTGAGTCTGATTCTTCAATTGTAATTAGTTTTTTAACAAAATCACCATTTGCTGTGTTTATATTTTGATTTTCTATATTTGTTATTCTTCCGTTAATTTTATACATATCTTTTTATTTATTAATTATTACTTCTTTTAAATGATTCGCTTTCGTCTTCGCCAAAACAATTTAAAGCATAAAAACCTGCGAGTTTAAGGCAGGCTCTACTCAAAGATCTCTTTTCTGCCATTTCGATTAAATACCAACTATTAGTATTTCCATCTTTAAATGTACTACCTTTTAAGGCACTACCAAATGTTTCTATTTCTTTATCACCCATTTTAGCTTTAGCTTTAACTACAGCGAAATTAGGCTCACATCTAATAACATCGTATACAATAGTTATATTATTATTTGCCTGTATCTTTTCAATACCTGCTCTAGTTATAATTTTATAATGCTGATGCGAAAAAACGTCTTCATCTGTTAAATTATTTTCTACAAATAATCTATTTAATATATCTTTTTTATTCATATTTAATCTTTTAAAAATTTACCTAAGTCTATATCTAATATATTACCTAGTCTTTTAGCTTCACTAAACTTTAGTGTACTACCATTATTAATCTTAGTGCTTATTGTAGGATATGACATATTCATATAAGAAGCCAACTGTACTTTATTAATTTTTTTCTTATACATTCCATATTCTATTAAGTCTTTTATTTTTGAATCCATATTAATTTATTTATAATTATTTTACAATACTAGTAAATTTTTTTGTAATAAACTAAAATATATTTAATACTTATTAACAATACAAATGTTAATAACTTATAAAGTTTTTTTAATAGCTATTTCCTTTGTATATAAAATTTTCTTTATATTTGTGTATAATTATTAAATAATATAAAAATGAACATACCACATAAATCACAAGACCAATTAATGTCTATACTGTATGATGCTATAATACTTAGCCATGATATAGAAAATAAAGATGACCAAAAAAAACTAGCTAATTTATTAGTAGATGCAGAAGACCTAGTAAGAAAATTAAATAAATAGATATGAAAACAAGAATATTTTTAACAATAGCTACAAGCTATTTTATAGGAAGATTTATAATAACACTAATTTTTAATATATAAACTATGAAGTATTTATCAGAAATAATGGAAAACAGACAAAGCGAATTATGGGAAAAGAAAAAAGTTTTTTTCGCTTTTAATGAAGAACAATTTAAAGAAGGTATGAAAAAATACTATTTAACCAGTAATGATAAAATAGTTAATATGGGGGCTGGTATGTTTTGTCCTAAAAAAAATGCAAAAGAAGTAAATGAGCAATTAGATAAAATCTATAAGGAAAGTATTGTTGATGATATGAAGCAAGGAAAAGACAATGTTATATTAAGAGAATTATATAATCACGAATGTTTTTGGTCTGGTGATATTACAGATTGTGTAGAAAAATTATCTGACTACCCAATAACTAAGGAAGAAATAATAGAAGTTTTTAATAAGAATTATAAAAAGGAATCATTGAAATTTTAAATATGAGATATAAAAATTTACACGATATAAATACTTTCCAATGTATAGAAAATGAAGTTTTTCTAGTTGGCAAAGATGAAAATGGCAGAGATACCACTATAGTTTTAAACTCTTTAGAACTATTAGAATGGTTAGATATGAAATATATTAAAGAGCAAACATTAAAATATATAGAAAAATTATGAATAAATATACAATACACATAAAGGGTAATATACCTGCTATGATAACAGATAGTGCCTATTTTAACAAAGAATACTCAGATTTAATATATGGATATGGTTTTATAAACTACAAAGGTACTGACGAGCAACTTGACGGACTATTAGAATATCTAACACTAAAAGGTGAATCTGAGTTTAAAATAATAGGGGTTTATGAAGACAACCCAGAAGAAGAAGAATACTACAAAAATTTATTAACTACTTAATTATGAAAAAAGGAACACAAAAATACACATTATATAACTACCTAAAAGAAGGTAAAACAATATCAACTTTTAATGCTATGTACGATCTTGGGATTGCTGACTTGCAAGGAGTAATTAGACAGCTTAAAGAAATAGGAGTAAACATACAATCTAAATACATTACTGTGAACACCAGATATGGCAATACAGCCAATGTAAAGTCGTACTGGATAGAATAAGCACCTGCATCGAACACAACTTTAGTATAAGATTAAAATGTCTGCGTAGTTTTTTAGTGTTATACACTTTGTTACGATTTTTGTCGTAGCTATACTCTGCATCTAGTTTTATATCTTTTACGTATATGTGTTTATTTTCACTCATATTATTGTTTAGATAATGTAGTTAAAGGTAAAATTAACGGAATTTTTCCATTATTTAAAACGACTCCACAAGAAATCTTATAAGTTTTAGGAAAAAATTTACTATAGTTCATAGCATATTGCTCCCTGTCCACACCACAACCGACTTGCATTCCCCAAGATTTACCAGCATAAATTATTGAACTTTCAGTATGGATATGACCTTGCACAGTGGAATCACCAAATTGTAAGGCTTTATTTACAGCCGCATTTCTTCCTGAACTTCCTGTGCCATGTGTATATATAACTCCATCTATTTTGTGTACTTCTTTAAAATCCCAATCAGGAACGTGTAAAACTTCATTATAATCTCTCACCCATTTCTTGCTTATACCTGCTTCAAAACTCTTACGCCTTACTATGGCGTCATGGTTGCCTATGCAAACTGACACTCCATTAGGAACTGTTTTATTGTTAAATAACTTATACCATTCTTGTATTTTGTCTATTGCTCTGTCTAGTTCTTCACCTGCTCCATAGCCATCTGGGTCAGCTGTATGGAAGCTGCTAAAATGTGAATCAATAATGTCACCTAAAAATACAACAGTATTACAGTCATATTTATTGTAAACATCAACACAATGTTCTTTATATCCTGATAAACAAAATGGCTCATGTAAATCACCCACGCACAAGACGTTGTTTAGGGTGTTGCCTTCAGATTGGCGTATATTTTTTATTAAGTCGTGTTCCGACTTTGTTAACCGCAACCTATATTCTTTGAGTTGTTTTATTTCTTTTTAATTTTTTCAAACCCTCTACTCCCAAAATAAGCTCCTATTGTTGTTATTAGGCATATTTCTAAAAGTGATTTCCATTTATCATCTACATTAAAACTAATTGTACCACTATCAATAAATACTAGTAGCACTGTTGATATAATTAAGAAGGCTAATGTCAAAGGTCTAATGTTAGCTGGTAACCACCCAGCTTTATTATCACTTTCCCACCTTCTAGTTATTTGTTCCTCTGCATTTGCTTGAGCATCTAAAATCATTTGCTTCAATTTAATCTTTAATTCTTTACGTTCAGCATCAGTTGTTACTACGTTATCAACCAACTTATTAACATCTAATGACATATTGCCGAATAATTTACTTAAGATACTCATATTGCGTAATAGTTTTTTTTAGGTCTATATTTAGTTCTATTGTTTTCATCTTTATAAGCAACTAAAATTTGCCTTCTGTTTCCTGTTATCTTCCAACTTATATGAATCCAATCAGGATTGTCGCTGTCTTTTTCTGCTGTTGCACCACCAAACTCTAATATCAATTGGTCAAAATCTAAACCTAATGTAACAATAGCATTAAAGATTCGCATATTGTCCATACGTCCACGCTTAACAAACTGTAAGTCCACAGCCTCGCATTTAGTATGTTGTGACTTACTTGAGCCACCTATTGCTGAGTTAAGGCTTTCAGACCTATAGCCACTTGTTACCCTTAGAGGACCAACTGCATTCCTGAGTGGTTGTAAGAGTTCGGTGGCTAAAAGTCTGAGTTTGTGTATTCCTTCCTTGTCGGGTGTGTTAGAAATACCAAGTCTTGTAGCTGTATTGCTTTTAGTAAGTTCTGCTAATGTAAAATTTTTGCTTATTAACATTATTCAAATTTAGCTAAGTATATTTTGTCTATTTGTTTTTGTATGTCTTTTCTAGTTACATTTAGTTCCATCATTATATTTGCTTCAAACCTTGTAACCTCAGCACCTTCGTCTAGTATTACTATTGTAGGTACAGACTTAATATTGTATTTATCTTTTAAATCTTCATTGTGACAAATTAGAACACTTTGTTTTTTACAATCTTTAAGCTCACTTATATCAATAGAATTTTCCGTATTCCAACTACTGTTAAAATGTATAACAGATACTTGTGAATAACACAGAAAAGCTATACTACTTATTATTAATGTTATACAACCTTTCATCTATTTTATTTAATTTATTTTCTATTTTTTCAAGCCTATCTGCGTTGCTCATAATTGTCGTCCGTATCAGTTCGTCCTTAAGTTCAAATTCCTTTTCACTTATAGGTAGCTTAGGAAGTTTTTTAGCTTCTTCAATGTCAGCTTGTAGGGTATAGTATGTAGCTGATAGTGATATTATAAAGCCTACAATAAGTATAATTGTTTTTAGATCAAGTGTAAACTCGCTTTTTTCGTTTATTTTCATTTGTCACATTTATTACAGCAACCACCACAAAAGCTGCCAAAGGTTAAAAATTTAATTATTTTACATATTAATCTTTTCATAGTATTATATAATTTAATCCAATATTTATATTTTTATTTTCTCTACCAAAGTAATTAAGGTATTCTATTTGCGTGTATATAGATAGTGTCTTAGATAGCTTGTAATTACCTATAACACCATAGTCATAATCATTGCTAGTACTACCATATTCTGTAATTTCTTTATTTACAAAAAAGTAATTGCCATAAGCTAGTATAAAATAATTGTCTTGATAATAATAATAAGACAAACCTACTACACCACTTATACTGTATTGATTGCCCAGTTCTTCTAGTTTTTGTTGATTGTATCTTGTTGGAATAGTACCATAATATTGTAAAAACTGTGCATTATTTTGTGCAACTATATTACCATCTTTAATCCATCTAAAAAATGACTGCTCTAGTCTATCTAAATGTCCATTTTGGTTTGCATCTATATAGTAAAATTCTTGCTCATAACCCAAAGCTATTGCTGTTTCTTTAAAATCATTGTAATTTGGAAAATCGTTTTTAAAGGGGTTTATGCCATAAGTGGGGTGATTCCTTATAATAGCGCCTAAAGTGGCTCTAAAACCTTTAAAATCGCGTTTAAAACGTATGTCTAAAGATTTATAAACTAGATCTATATAACCATTGTTGCTTGATATTATTTTAGTACTAGTATATTCACCTACATATCTAAACCAAATTGTGTGATTGTTAAACTCCCTACCATATTGTTTTATTCTTTCATATTGTAGTAGATACTCAAACTTATTTACAGGCGACCGATATTGACTTGCATTTTGCTCAAGTCCGTCATAATAGAATTTAGGTTTTTTTTCAAACTTAAATCTTGATAATTTCTTTATTCCAATAAAATACCTATAGTTATCACCAAAATCTGGAGTTGTTTCTATTAGTTCATTATTAATATATTGATATGTTTCTATTGGTGCTATTTCGCTTTGTAAAGACAGACCACCATAAATGGTAGAGTATTTATAAAACTGACCATAGCTCACAAATGGAATTAATATTAATATGAATCTAATCATTAAGTAATCTTTACTATTTGATATGTTACGTAAGCCTTTATTGTTCCATCACCACCTAAATCTACACTAGAATATAGATATAGAGCCTTATTATCTATTGTTTCTTCAAGAGTTCCTAGAGCTGAAGTTGCGTTTGGTGCTCCAAGAACATAAGTTCCATTAGTAGATTGATTTTTTATAAAATCTCTTTGACGTACTAAATAATTGCCTGTATCACTACTATCATAACCCACATACACATAATTACTAAGAGTTGAATCTGTAGTTCCATAAGTATAAATAAGGGTGATTGTAATTGGTTGTATAATATGTCCAGCTCCTGGTGCAGCAACTAAAGTTAGAGGTGTTGTGTCTAGGTCTAAATTTACATTTTTTATATCTGTTTGAATTACGAATTTTGCATCGACCTTTTTAGAAGTGCCTGATGATGACCCAGTAGTATCTGAGGTATCAACCACCATATAGAGATCATCATTAGCTGTCTGAGATGCGAGTGCTGTCCGGTCTGTTAATCTTTGATTTGCCATTACTTAATTTTTTAATATAGTTTTTTAATTTAGCAAAGTTGCTTTTCGCAAACTTAGTATTGTATTTTCCTCTCAACATACGTTCTTAACTCCCATAGCTGATAAAACAGCTTTTTTTAATAAATTAGAATCATTATAATTACGATCCATATTAATCCCACTATAATAATTTCTTGTTGTTGGACTTAATTCATGCCCTGTATTAGAGCTATATTCTGGAAAAGAACTAGAATTGTCAAGCAAGTATTCTATTAATCTTTCTCTGTAGAACTCACCCATATCCATAGCCTGAGAAACAAGAGGTGCAATATCATCAGCACTAACTGATGTTCCTTGCTCGTTGTCCATTTGTACTACTGAATGCCTAACACTTCTGATTCTTAAATTGGGCAGTAACATAGCATAAGTGAATTGACATATTGCTTTATTAATATATGTTTTTACTAGTGTTGCATAAACACCTGTTAGTGAATCAGATGCAATGTCAGATTTAATTTTTTCAAATAAGTCATGTCCAAGTACAGGCAATATGTATTTGTCTTGTGCTTGTAGTATAATTGTGTGAATTAAGTTATCGTCACAAGATTGACTGATTGGAACTGTTCTTTTTAGCATTTCTGCACTTAGTAAGAGTGCGTGTTGTATTGTACTCATATTATCCTACTTTAGTATTATAACTCCTTTCTTTTTCTTTTCGTGGTTTTAAGAACCCATGATTTCTCATTCTCCACGTTGTTTTTCTCATTTCTGAATCTTGTGGCATATCTACTTTTCCACTAGCAAATTGTTGTGATACTAGTTTAAAGTTATTTAGTGTACCATTAGGCAAAAACTCACCTTCTTGATACTCTTTTCCGTCTGTATCAACAAACGTCATTCCTTTAGGTACTTTTCTTCTAAAATAGAACACTCGTTCCCACTTATGACGACAATTCGCCCCACCTTTATAAAGCGCGATATTATAAGTATTTGATCCACCAGCTCCAAATCCTTTGTTTACAGCCTTTGTAGATGCTTTCTCTAGGTCTTCCATTCTGTATAATGTTCCTGCTACTGACTTAGCTACCATCTTTTGACAGAATTCTCTACTACTTATTTGTCCTGTCTTTTTATTTACAGATAGTGTTTGAGAGTATCTGTATAGTATTCTAAACATTCCAACGTCAGATGAGCTGTCAGCTACGTTTGGAGTTCCTGCTGGAGCATAAGCAAACTCATGGTATCTTTTGTCTAGCTTATGATCTTCTATTTCGTCTACATGTGCTTCAAACCACTCCTCATCATCTAATGTAATACCTATATCATCAAAATAATCCAAGCAAACCTTGTCGTCTTCAACTTCTATTGCATTAAAATTTTTTTTTTTGTGCTTAGAAATAAGGTTTTCCATCTTTTCAATAGTAACATCTTCTATATCAATACCTTCTTTTACTTCATCTACTACTTTTTCAACATCCATGAATTCAGCAGGCTTAACAGTCTTAAAGTATATATCTAAGCTATCTATACCATTTACTCTAAATATCTGACCTAAACCTTCTAAAAGCGTGTGCTGGAAAGGTTTTATAACGCTAGATAATAATAGTTCAAAACTATCTTTGATTTCTTCTGCATTGTTACCAAAACCACTTTCAGCTTTTACCCCAAATAATAATGGGCTAACTATTCTATGTGCTGTTAATACTTTTCTATTTACTTCACTAGACAAAAATTGATATTTGTCATCATTGTCACCTGTGTTTAATGGCACTACTTCTGGTGCTGTTTCTTTTCCGTCGTTAAAAGTAATAATTAGTTTTCCACTATTTCCTGATCCACTAAATTTTTCATTAATTTTACGTTCTAGCTGCATTCTCTCCTCGTCTGATGGTATTCCATTAGAAAAATTAAGCATACAACTAGGCATAAAATTATTGTCTATGTTGGCAAGATGTAGTTCAGCGATACTCATATCCAGCTGTATGTAGTCAGTCCCACCAACATAGTCAGGAATACCATAGTAAAATGATTGAGGGTTGTATTCTTTAACTTGTAATAGTTGTGAAGTATCTGTTCTATTATCAGGATCAAATGCCTTTATAACGTGTGGCTTGTATTTACGTTCATTAGACCAGTCATAAGAATAGTAAAATTCATTTACTTTACCATAACTATCTACTTTTCCACTTCGTATGTATTGTGCTGGTACGTGCTTTATTTCAGCTATTGCTGTCTTTGTTTTATTATATATAGTATTAATGTAACACGTTCCAAATAGTTTTAAATCAAACGCTAAGTTTTTAAGGGTGTTTCTGTCGCCTTTGTTCATTAACTTAGCAAACTGTAAATATTGCTCTTTTTCTCCCCCCTCTAATATATCTTTATCAACTACATCAAGACCTTGATATGTTCCTTGCTGGTCACCTGCTATCATTGATGCAACCCCTTTTATTATAGCTGAATTAATACCTGAGCCAGTAAATAGCTCAATCAGGTATTGTGGATATAGATTATTTATACCAAAAGATATATAGTCTTTATTATCATTTTCTATAATATGAGGGATATTGTAGTGTGACATATTCACTACTGACATATTGTATTTTGATTTATTTTTTGCCATCTTAAAGTGGATTAGTTATATATATAGGAGAGTTTGTTTTTGGACTATATTCTTTGTACTCTACATTGTCATTATTAACAGTATTAATGTACATCATTGATTTATATATTATTTTACTTACTAAATTAATATCTGTATTACTATCTGATATGTTTTGATATATTTTCAAATTATAAAACCCAAATGGTCTAGTCTCAGTTCCTACTCCTAATTTTCCCACACCTGCATCACCAGTGCCATCATTACTTATATTAAACTCAAATTTCGCATATCTCTTAGGGTGTGATGTAAAGTCCCAACTAAAAGGCAGAAAACGAGTATCTACGCTTGTCATTTGACTTTGTATGAGAATAAGAGGCTTATAAGAATTATCAAGCTCATCACCTATCATCACATAAAAAGAATTGGGTGTTAAGGCTTGGTCTTTATCAGCTATCGCTTGTATCACTCTTTTTAGGTTTTTTAGTTTCTTTTACTGTTTCAAAATACTTGTCACCATGTATAGCTCTTACTGATTCTAATTGCCCTTGTTTCATTTCACCTAGCGTAAGTCTTTTACTACCAATATATCGTTCTAAGTATTCTTTTTTTACTGTTATCATAGTACTACTTTTTTATAAATATAATAAATTCTATTTTGTTTACTAAATAAAAAAAGGGACACAATGCCCCTTCTTTTAAAACAGAATAGAAAAACAATTTTTTATGCTGGATATGATCCTGTTGTTACTGTTACGTTATCTGCATTATCTAAGCCATCAAAAGGATAATACTGTGTCCCTTGACCTGCTGATTTATCCAAAATATAGTTGAATTCTTCTTGAGCTGTTAGTGTTATTGTAAAGCCTGAAAGATCAGCTTTCGCTGTTCCTGTCTGCATAGAACCACCTGTTACAGTACAACCAAAGATAGTACCCATTAAAAAGGTGTTGTCGTTAGCATCTGTAACGAATGCTTGAACACGTCCCTGTGCTAAATTTGTGATAGTAGGAAAGTCAAGAGGGGCAATTTTTTGTAGTTGTAATTCCAAAACTTGCTCAAAATACGTTGTTCCATTAGCATCATCACTAGTTATATTAGATGTATAACTAGAAGTATTCGTTCTCAAATCGAATTGATAGACTGTTATTGATGCAATCTCTTCTATCAAATAATCATTAGAACCACTAGTAGTCAATTTACTTACAAGCGTTTCATCATAAGGCATAAGAAATACTTTCTTAATACCACCAATTACATCTTTACAGCCAACAAGCCTTCCAGCATTAATGTCACAAGCAAAATTATATAATTTATTAGCCATTTATATTATTATTAAAAGTTAAATAAAAGGGGGTTTTTTACAACCCCCATTTAAAAGTATTATGCAAAGTTATAACCTATAACTCCATCTGCTGGTACACTACAACCAACACCTGCTGCAAATCTCATAGCAACCTTTATATTATCACTACCATCATATTCATAAGCTGGTATTACTCTCAATTCAGTCATGTCTGAAAGTGCGTTAGAAGCTAGTACTAAGTTCTCAGGATATGTAGCAATAATAACGTCGTTAAACATACCATTACAAACATAAATAGGAAAGCCCATAAATGTTAATCCTGTAAAAGTTCCAGCAGCTCCTAATTGTTGGAAAGTAGTAGCTGAACCTAATGACATAGCATAGTAAGAATACATTTGCTGTGACATATAAAATCCAAATCCTTCTTTTGATAATAAAGCTGGTTTGTCTGAAACAACCTTAGAATAAACCTCATTCAAGTTAGCAAGTATATTAGCTGTACTTGGATCAGCACTTAATTCTTGTGTAGTAAATGAAGCCATAGCTGATGCTGCAAATCCTGCTGCATCGTGTGTTCCATCATTAGATAAGAAGCCTACGCCCCAGTTACCACCACCTTGCCACATTTCATTTTCAATTGCTTGTCCTACATTAGCAACAACAGTTTCTAGCATAAACGCTTCAAAAGATTGTGGAAGATTACCATTTCTGTCCATGCCTTGACCTATCCATGTAGGATAAATTGTCTTACGACAGTATTGAACATTTACGTTAAATTCAGTTAAGGTGATAACGCTTTCACCGATTGTAGAATCAGTAGGATTAAAGTCACAGTTACCAGCTCCTAATGGATCTGCTACTGTTAAACTAGAAATTACTGCTTTGCTGTTAAAACCATCAATAGTTCTAATCCCACCATTTTGAACAGTAGAATTTGCTTTAACGGCAGCAGAAACGTATGGCAAAGCCAACTGTCCTGCGTAAGTGTTTGCCCCTATTGTTGGATTAGCAAACTCATATTTTTTGTTATTGTTACTCATTTGATTAGATATTTAAAATTATTGTTAGTTATATTTATTTATTAATTCTCTGACTTTTTCTTGTCTTGATAGCCTTACTTTTGGTTGTAAATCTATTTTATTTTCTTCAGAACTAGCTGGAGTAATATTTACACCTTCATTTGATGCTGTGTCATTTAAAGCACTGAATTTTTCTTCAATAGAATTCATTCTAGTCATAACCTCTCCAAGTACTTCAGCAGATAAATCTTCTGTATCCTCAGCTGCCTTTTCACCGAATACTGCTTTTTCTAATTCAGCAACTCGGTCTTTCATTTCTTCAAATGTCTTAGCCCAGTCAGTTTCTTCTGCTTCTGATTCTTCTGCCATTTCTTCTTTTCCTTCTTCTTTTTCTTCAGATAATTCTTCTACTACTTCTTCTTCTACTACTTCTTCTTCTTCTTCACCAAAACCAACTACTATACTGTTGGCATCAATTCTTATTTTCGAGCCATCTTCCATATTGTAAATACCTTCGCTTAAACTTTCTACTGCACCTTCGTCATTAATAACGTAAACCTCAGCACCAATTTCAAATTGTTCTGAGTCAGTTGCAATTACTCTCGCATCATCTAGGATAGCTTCTGCGTACATATTTATTTTATATGTTTTTTTCTTTGTAAACTTTAATAGTTCCTTAATTTTTTTAATTGAATCCATTTGAATCTTTTTTTATATATATTAATTATTACTTATTGTTCCTTTTCAAATTTAAAAACTATCGATTAACAGTTTTATTCTTTATTGCAGCACAGACCTTAGCTGCTGTTTCTTCATTTCCATATTCTCGCATTTGATCACGCATACATTCGTCCCATGAATATTTAGCCATATCCTTAGTTCTATATTTTGCTGACTTATACTTAATTTTCTTTTTACGTTTCTTAAGCAATTCTGCGTGTGTCTTGCAGCCCATGTAGAACGTTTCGCCATCTATTTCGTGTGCATGGCTACCAGAACAATCAAAGAATAGTTCACCATATAACTCAGCTTTTTCTATATCTCTATAAACAGGTGTTCCGTCTAATGTCTTATCTGGTTTTAATTCTGCATTTAATAATATGTCTTTAATACCTTCTAATAGCTCTTTTTCTTGACACTCAGTACATTCTTCTGCTAAGTCCAAAATGTCTTGTTTCTTCATCTCTACTACCTTATCAACAAAATAGCCTTCTATACTATATCCACGCAATTTATTTTCTTTTACTTCTTGCCATACTTCGTCATTATATATCTTCATTTTTACAAACCAACTGCCTACTGGTACGTCTTGAAAGCCATACAAATTAGATTTGTCGTTTTTATCTTCTTTTATCCATGTTTCTATAACGCTTACACCATCAACATCTTTTGCGTGTTCTACTGTTGCATTGTTATTTTTAAGACCATTCATAAATAGCTCTTGTGCTTTTTCAATAGTTTCCTTAGAAAAGAATACTAGATAGTCTTCGTTTTTTTCTTGGTCAAATCTAGGAATCTGCTTGTCAGGAATAAGAGCAACGCCTATAAGTGTTCTTTTTTCTTCATCTATTTTTGCTAATGATACAAACTTGTCTTTTGACATAGCTACCCAGCCTCTCTCAATAGCTGGATTAGATACTAAGCTAATAGCTTGTATTCCAAATATGTCCTCTGTTTCATCTATGATTAATTCTACAATTTTTGGTTTCTTCATTTTATGTATTTTTTATAAATATATAAACTACTTATTTGTTTATAATGTTGTCTGTAAATCTAGTTCTTGTTGTAGTGCTTGACTCTCACTAATATCTGTTTCTACAACATACGCTTGGACAGGCTGTGTTCCAGTACCAGAAAGCTGTTCAGTAAGTTGTGAAGGTATTAAAGATTCACCACCAATACCTGTAGGGGACGGAGCATTATCGCCCCCACCATCTACACCACTTGTGTCTGGTGAAGGGTTTGTAGGATTAGTTTTCATTATATTCTTTACAGCAGCAAAACCTTGTACTCCTATTGCAGCAGCTTGAACAAAATTCCAAGGCCCTGAAGGCTTCATAGCTAACGCTGCCGTAATACCTTGATAAGTATTCATTAATGCTTGTGCTACCGCTATACCTTTAGCCGCTGCCGAATCTTTTTCTAAAGCTCCTGTCAAAGCTGACATGCTACTCATTATCATTTTATTTTTAGTTTCTTGGGTAACTTCTTCGTCTTTTACTGCTTCTTTATTATATTTTTTATTTATTGCTAATATTGTTTCTTCATGTCGTTTTGTAAGATGTGCACTGTCTTGACCATATTTATTTGCTAACTCTAGTAACTTATTGTATTTTGTAGTAGCTTGTTCAATCGCTATTTCTTGTTCGGTCATTCCTGATAACCTTAAAGTCTCTAGTTCTTTTTGTTTTAATTCTTCATCTTTCTTAATTCTTGCTTCTTCGTCTTTTGTTGCCTTTTCTGATTCTGCATTTATTCTTTTAACTATCGCCTGTTCTTCAGACTTCATTCTCTTTCTTTCAGAGAAATTTGATCTTTGTATATTAAATAATTGGGCTTCTAATTCTGCTTCTTTATTTAAGTTTTCTGTGCTTGATTTACTATAACTATTTTCGATTTTTTGAAATTCTAATTTCTTTTGGGCTATATGTAAATCTTTTTGTAACTGTTCATCTGCTAATTTATTAGCCTGTCGCATAAATGATAGACGTTGTTCATTTGTAAAAGCTTCTTCATCTCTAGCTTTCATTCTTAATTTCATTATTTCAGCTTCAGATTTAGCTTTTGATACGTTAGCATCTCTTTCAAATATAATAAGTTCAGCTCTCTCTTTCTCAAGATTTCTAGCCATTTCCATTTCTTGTTTGGTAGTTTCACCAAAGTTTTTAACACCATCTATGGCAGATTTTATTCCATCTTTAAAGCCTTTTAAATCTCTTGAAAATAACTTTATAATAGCACCACCAAAATCGGAAATAATGTCTGTTACATTACCTAACACAACGCCTACTTGTGAAGTAATTTCTCTAAATTTACTAGCTCCCTCCTCATTATCCTTAAAATACTGAACCATAGACCCTAAAACAACGACAAACGCACCTATACCTGTAGATACTAAACCAATTTTAATAGAAGAAAACATTAACTTAGCTGACCCAGTTGTTGCTGTAAACGCTTTTCCTACTGAACCTAAGCTAGTACCTAATATATTAACTTCACCCCATGCGTCCATAACACCTGTTTGCATGTCCTTAGTTTCTTTAGTGGTTTTTTTTGCAGCTTTGCCTAAGTCCTTTACAGCCTTAGTTCCCTTGTCTGCTCCTGTGACTTTTATATTTACTGTGACTTCTTCTGCCATAATATCCGTTTTATTTCTTTAAACATTCTTTTTATACTTGTATGTTTTTCATTCATTCCATATACGAAATTCAAATCTTTATGTCCATATATGTCAATCGTATTAACAATCTTTAATTCTGTAACCATCATTTCTGTTGATAGCTTTATGTGTTTTTGTATTAGTTCCATATTAATCTACGTGCATCTTGGAATAATATTCCGTTACTATTTTGATAAATTGCAAAGTTTTCGTCAAAAGGTGTAATTAAATTTGATATTTCATTTATAGAAAGGTCTATCATAACTTGCCAAGTTCTTATTGTGTCTGTTTGAGTATCATTTAAACCTATCTGCATTACCCCATGACTATTTACTATTGTTAAACTACACGTCTTTGCTTTTCCACTTTCTAATAATTCTGATTCCAACTTTCCGTTTGCTGTTCCTAATTGCGTTATATTTCCACCACTATTTACAAATGCTGTTAAATAAACTAGAGCCTCAGTAGAACCTACAGTATAAGTCGTATTAGAACCACCAACAACAGTAGAAATACAGTAGATGCGAACAGCCATATTTGTATTGTAAGGTATTCTAATTTGTTCATTTGCACTATTACCTTGTGGATAAGCATAACCCCTAACGCTACCCCTAGTATATCCACTCATTACTATTCTATGCGTTTCACCTGACACTTTAGGAGTATTAGGTTGATTATTAGTATACTTAATAACTATATCGTCTGCATTAGGAGTTAAAATAGGTTGTGCAAACTTAGATGTATTAGAACCTGTTATCAATCCTTGTTTTCCAAATAAGCCACTAAATATAGTTTTTGTTACTCCTTTTTGTAATATGTTTTTTACTCCAAACCTACTTAATACACCAATAGGAAAACTACCTGTATCAGCTAAACAAAGATATAAGTCCTCACCAGCTATAAGTTGATACATTGTTAAAGGAGTTCCACCTTGACAAGTACAACAAGATTCATTAGCTAAGATATTTAAAGGCAAAGTTGTAGGGTTACATGATGGATCATCTTCAGGACACCAATAATAAAAGGCGTCCATATAAGTATTACTCCCTGCTGAATCTGTCCCTACTACAAAGTTACAATCAACACAAGGTATAGAAGTATCTAATACTTTTAATAATGTTACTTTTGTTGTTACTCTTGCCCCTACTTGATAGTTAGATATTTTTAAAATTCTCCAATATGTATCTTTAATAAAGATTTCGTCATTAAATTTAAAGGTAGCTATATCTACTTCATCTAAATTAAGATAACATTCCATCATTCTAGCATCTGTACTATATATGCTATTTAAATATGTTCTCCAATACTTGCCGTAAAGAGCATTGTCAAACCATGTTCCCTGGACGTCTTCATAATTAAAAACAGTTAATTGCCCTACTAAAGGGGGTTTAGCACTGAAATATAAAGAGCTAGTAGCTGAAGTTAGAGTATATGTATCATCTGTTCCCCCTATATCAAAAGGTGTACATATAGGAAAAGTATTAAAAGAAAAAGTATCTATTTCGGCATCAGCAGCATCTTGATTGTGCATATAATACGTAACTACATTTGTAGTATCTGATAAAGAACTAGCTGGCGTACCTCTATAAAAGAATAATTTAGGCTTTGTTGGTTTACATGGATTTTCATATCCACCTACAACTTCTTCATAAGTATACTCATAATGAACAGGCATATTTACTATCTGTGAGGGTAACTGATCATCTACATTTTGATGTATACGTGCATTTATGTATGGTGCAAAAAATGGGTTATTTGTAAATGTTCCTTGTGCAAATTCGTTGTTCGTTGTTAGTTCATCATATTTACCATATACATCTAATTCAGGAGTAGTTTCTGCTATCCTTTTATTTGCTAAATCTATATCAGGTAAGTCAGTTAATAAAACATTTTGCTTTTGTAGTGATGTGGTGTCTTTAACTATAATCTCTTTAGACAAGTCCAATTTATCTGTCCACATCTTTAGGTCACCAGAAGCTAGAAAATCGCTGTAAGGCTCTATAAGTAAGTTATTAGGGTTTTCAGGATCAGGTATAATTACTAAGTTAAAACGCTGTATTATATCGATTAAAAAATCTTTTTGAGTATGTGATGGATCGATACAAGAAGGAATGTCAACACCACCTTGCCCTGCACCATATACTGATGATGAAAATGGAAGCCATTGAGCCCTCACTGAAGCCGAATAACCAACACTACATGGAATTGCTCCACCAGAACCTATATAGTAATTATAATCAACAGAGCTACCAACTCCTAAAGTTTTAAAATTTTCCAAAGTAAACATTATCCTAGCACTTTGACCAATACCCATAGAAGTAAGAGGTATATTATGTACGTATAGGTTATCATAGTCTTGTAATGTACTTGGTGGTCCTGGTAAAAATATATTATATGATATTACAGGACTCACAATTGTATCTAACAAAACATTATTAACAGCGTCCCATTCTTGAAGCCATACTTTAAAATATATAAAAACACCGTCATCACAAGCCTGAGCATTATTTATATTTAAATAATTGCCAACTTCTATATCAATCATTGAAGGGAATAATCTAGTAATATAATGATATTCAGTATTCCACATATTATAAGGATCACCCAAGCAACTCGGTCCAGCCTCTGTATTAGCTTGAAAATGTCTTGTCAAACTTTCAGGACTTACACACGTTGCACTTATAGGTGGTAAGGGATCGCCATTAAGATCAAGCATATCCTCTCTTGGAATGTATCCCCAGTCATCATCAGGCTGGGTTGGGGTAAAATCAATCTGCCAAGCAGCCCACATTTCGCCACCTTCAAAACTTGTTGAATTAAACATAGGTAGTTGTTGATCTCCTAAGTAACCACCTAAAGTCATATAAAGTTTGCCAAAATATGAACCAGACAAAAAAGCTGATGTATAAGTAAACCCAGCATTTTCTATAATTCTATTAAGTATCTCTTTAATTTGCATTGAGGGTCTAAGCTGTGTAATAGGAACTTGATAATTTTGTGCTTGTGGATAGCCACCTGGAAAAGCAAGAACGTCTGATGCTGACATATCTAAAAATAGTCCTGTACCTTGTTGAAAGAAAAATTCAGGTTTTGTAACCCTAATATCATACATTATCTTCTGAACATCAACTGAAGTATCTCTTAATGACTCATTATCGATATTTAAAAAGTTATCTGCTGTTCCGTCCCAACTAGCCTTAATATTAGTATCTGTGAAATCGTGATTATATTCTTGTGTGTAGTCGAATCCATTAGGCAATAAAAAAGCCTCTTTTAAGAGTTTACTACCTACATTGGTAAACAAGTCTGCTGTATTAGATAAGAGAACCACTTCGTACAATCCAGCCTTTTTATATACTGCTTTAAGTTGTATAAAGCCTTCAAATTGTAAAGTTGTTCCAACAAAAAGAGCAGCACTAAATTTAGTTCTAGTATCAAAAACTAATGTTTCTGAATTTACATTATACCAGTTTTGAAAGAACTCATTGTTATTGTCTGAAAATGGTAACTTAAATGTCTGACTATAACTAGCTTTACGTGTTTGTGGTTCTTTAATATCACTAAATTGAAAGTTTAAAGCCACTTGTGGCTCACCCTGTAAATCTAATTCATACCCTGTTTCTACTGTTGTAGATGTGTCAGCATTTCTATAAGCTACTAACCTTACTCTTTTACTCATTATTGTATAGTATTTAATTGACTTGCGTACTCTATATCAAATGTGTATTTGATTTCTATTCTATTTTTTTCTGTTGTTTTACGTTCAAAAGATTTACTGGTAATAATAACAGGTTGCGAATAATCTTCAAAAGTTTGTGTAGTTAAACCATTATCAATAATCATTACAGCAGGAGAAGAAAACAGTGGTTCTAAAAATTCAGCCGTTTCTTGTGAAATAAATTGAGTTTCTACTTTTGCTGTTAGTTTTGTATTAGTTTTTAAAACCCTTTTTCCTCTACTCCAAGTATCAAATGTATATACAGTCCCTTCGTTTAATTCTTCTGAACCTATCATACTAGAATAATTTGATCTTTCAGTAGTCAATGTTTCTACAAAACCACCTCTAAAATTGTAATAGTCCCATGCCCCTCTTTCATTAATCCAGCCTAATCTCATTACTTCTTGATTTTGACAGTTAGTAACATAACCATCACCTGCAACATCAACATATC